TTCATAGGGCTTATTAAGCACTACTTGTCCCGCAGCAGTTTCGACTACTATCTCGCCTGAAGAGAGTCCATCTTCCTTTGGTAGTAAAATTATTAAGGACCTACCAAGCTCATCTACAGTAACTGTAAAATCTGTTCCTCTAATACCTATGGTGGCACTAGGAGTTTCTATTTGAATATTCTCTTTGTTTATAGTGGCAAGTTTACCTGTAATGAAACGAGCTGTACCACTAGCAAACTTCAGAGCCATCTTAGATTTAGATGGGTCAGGGTCATAGATAAACTCATCTATTACCAGTTGAGAATGCTCAGTTAAACGAACTTGAGATTCATCTAGAAACGTTATCCCTATCCTACCATTGGATGTTTCAACGTTGTCAAAACTATTGATACCAAAAGCAAGGGCAGCAGAGAAAGGGTCTTGTTCCCTTACTACTCTGCCTATGCCTTTTAGTTCTGTAATACTTCCGATACTAGCAGCTTGTTGCTGTTCCGCCATCATTTTGTATGATGCAGACAGTACCGCCATTACCAGAAGCAGTAATCTTGAGCCAATCACTTGCTAAAGTTGATGCTTGTGTAATGTTAAAGGTTCTGCTGTTACCTGTTTGGTCTAAGTAAAAATAACCACCAGCATAACCACTACCTGTGTAATTAACAATGTTTGAGTCACCATCTATATCAACATAAGAGGTGGCACTATCAATATCAATAGTAAAATCCAGTTGGTTACTATCGCCAGTAATAATCCAATCTAAGTCTAGATATTCTGATAAAGCATTAGTAGCAATGTTCAATTCAAAGTCATTACTGGACCCTGTAACATCAACATAATAATTACCACCATCGGCACCATAAGTATTGGTTGGGTCTACTTGTATTTCAAAGTTGTTGCTATCACCATCAAACTCAAAGAAACCTGTTAATGAATCCAACACTATATCACCTATAAATTTGTTAGAGTCACCAAGTTGATTGATGTCTAACGTCATATTGGCACCAGCTAGTTCAAAAGCAGTCATCGTCCCTGTAACTGCATCTAGTCCACCTATAAGGTTAGAACTACCAAGCTGTTCAACGTCTAAGTTAAGAGTTGCACCAACTTGATTAATATATATTTCATTATCAGCCTTAACTACAAAGCCTAATAAAGCAATTAAAAAAAGCAATCTATTCATATCTCCAATATCTCCTCTCTATTCCTTGTCGTACTATCTCTAGTACACTTGTCTCTATTGCTTTTTGGAGGGCAATAGAAACACTTTCATTTTGTGCTACACCAGATTCTATTTCTACTAACCTAGTCCCAGCTTCATAGAATCTAAAGACATCACTAGATACCCCAACAGATAGGATAGTCTTGGATGTCAGGACTTCTAATAATACTTCCCCAGTATTAACAGAAACCAATCGCAAAGAAACTGTAACTGTATCTTCACGATACTGGCGGCTTTGCCCTATACCTAAATATCTAGCACCTCGTCCACCACTTTTCAAATTAGTATCATAACCTATAACACCACCTTGAACTAATAACCCAGCAAAGATTAAAGGATTGAGTTCGGTATCATCCTCAAAGTCTTGTCTAGTTGTTCTAATTATTTGTCGTTCTTTTGTCAGGTTATCTAAACCTATACGTTCAACAACTGTAAAAAACTTACCACCTGCAGCATGTTTAAATGCTCTAATTAAAAATGCATCTGGTGATTGTGTTATAGCTGAACTAAACAAAGCAAAGGTACTGTTACTCTTACGTTGCCCTGTTAAGTCTGTAAAGCTATTAGGATATATAGCAATAGTCGGCTTAACTTTAGCCGCTGGTAGATTGTATAATTCTTGAGATTGTAATTCTAAAACAGTACTTGCTTTTTTACCAGAATAAGTTGCGAGAATTTTTTCGTCTAATAAACTCGAATGTCTTAAGTTGGTACAACTAGAAAGTAAAAGAACCGATAGGAACAGTAATCTCTGTAACATTTCCCTCTGCATCTGTAATTTTTAAAGTTATCATTGTGCCATCTTCACTGACACTGTATTCAATGGTATTTCCTAATAGCTCTAATGTGCCGCTGGTACTTGGGTCTTCACCAAATAAAGCATCTACTAATTGTCTTGATAGTTGTGCATAGATTCTAGACTCTAAGTTTCTAATAAATCTTGCAAGTGTGGTATTCTCAGCTTCTCTTTTAAGCTGTTCTTTGTAAGCTTTGAGTTCTGCTTTGTTGGCTTCCTTTCTATTAAACTCTTGATTCTCTATAGTTAGATAATGAGCTGAAGTACCTATACCACTAAAGGAAGGGGACTTAAATTTATGTACGATTTCATCGGCAACTAAATTACCATTAACACCTAACAGCAACACGATAAATGTTGTTACTAATATTTTCATTTCTAACTTCTCCTTAATCTTTTCTTTGGTCATCTCTATCTGCTTTTGCAACTTTTTCTAAATCTATTAAATTTGGCACACCTAGCAATGTTTTCAAAAGTACGTCTTGTCTAATAGTTTGATTATCTAAAGCCCTCACTCTGTCAATTAAACTGACAATAATGCCATATTGACTATCTAACTTTGTCCCTAGTCTCTGTTCCATAGCTGTTATTTGCTCAGCTACTTTCTCATCAACAACATCAAGCTTGGTTTCCATACCATCGACAATACGCATGATTAGTTTGTAAATAAACCAACCTAGCCCTAGTGCCGCAGCAATAGGAAAACCTACTTGTTGTATTATAGTGACTATCTCTTCCACTACTTATCGCTTGAATTAGAAGCTCCAAAGTAGAAAGATATTACAGCACTTGCCAAACCTCCTAAGTAACCTAAGACTAGGTTAATAAGAGCTTCAGAGTTCTGTTCTGGTGGCTGTAGGGTTACTAAGAATATGTAACCTAAGAAACCACCGACTGTAGCTATACCCATGATACGAGCTGTCCAGTCCTTTGAAAAATTACTACGAGCATCCTGTGTATCTTGAACTTCAAGTTTAAACACATCGACTTCAAGTTCTTTCATCTTAACTTCAAAGTCTTTCTCAACTTTTTTAAGTTCTAGCATCTGCTCTGGTGTGGCTTCAGCAACGGCTCTCTCGATGGCTTTAGGGTTATTTGGACACCCAAGCACATCGGCAATCATATTCGCAGCCATACCGCCCATAGGACCGCCTAAAGCAGTACCTAAAGTAGGAGCAACTGCACCAACGATATTCTTCAATAAATTTTTCATTTTATTTCTCCTAATACTAATTCTTTTAACTCTTTGCTTCTTCGTCCCACTTGTCTAAACCACTTACTATCTTCCATTTGATTTGCCATTTCTTGCCAGTTATGTGACCGACAAGCTTTCAACATGTTTTGAAATTTGCCTAGTCTGGTCCCACCTAAGTTAAAACACATATTAACTAAGACTCTTTGAATAGCATCTGGTAATAAATAAAAAGCTTCTTCTTCACCAAACACATGTATCGCCTCTGCTAAATGCTTATTGAAATCATCTTCAAAATAGATGTCAGATACTTCTTGAGTTATTGGAGTACCAACTTCCCAACCATGTTCGGGGTCTTGTGGCTGTATTAAATGTCCTACTCCTAAGGTTTTGTAACCCAAAGAATCGACATAGACTTCGAGTAGTTCGCCCTCGTGTCTTTTTATTTCTTGTTTGCATAGTTCTATATTCATATTATGTATCAAAGTTATCTAACACATTTACCAAATTGTCAAATGCTTCATCTCTTTCACTTTCAGTAAAAGTATTAGATTTAAATTTCATTTTAAATTTATTATCATTACTTTCTAATAAAGGTTGTGTTTCATTATTTGGTATATTGACAACACCTCCAGTTTGAAAACCTAATCTTTCCATTTCCTCATCAAATGATTCTTTTTCTAAAGTATTAATAGTAATTTCAGATTGTACTGAGTAGGGTAATCCTGTCAGAGGGTCTACTCTATTTTCAGGATTATCTTTAACATCTGTTACATCTTTACTAACTTCACCACCTCTAAAATAATTTCTTCTTAAAGTTGTTAAACCTGATGTTAAACCTGTGCCTTTTTCTTCTTCAGGAAATGTTAAAGCTTGTAGTCCTGTTTTTAAACCTTCTAACATTGGTCTATCTATTTCTCTTGCAGCTTTTGCAACATCATCAAAATCAAAACCAGTGTATCTTTCGATAAGATTTTTAGAACCATATAAAGGTAATTTTCTTGCTGCTGTTTCTAATAGTCCTCTATCATAGAAAGCCATATTAACTACATCACCAATTACCGGTCCACCTAAACTTGAAGCAGCTAATAATGGATTCTTACCATACTGTGTAGCTTCTCCCCATCTTATGCCCATATCAATCGGTCCAGCCATACCTGTTCTTTGTAAAGCTTTAACAACATCTCTATTTGTTAAACCTTCTTTATCAATTTTATTTCTGTAATCTTCGTTACTTCTCCAGTAGTTTGTAGCTAGTGCAACATTAGTTGCCATCAAGCCAAAAGCGGCTACTCTAGGTGCATTAACTCCCGGATTTTGTATAGTATCTCTAGCAAAGTTTTTCAGTACAGTGTTACTAAAGACATAAGGGTATCTTAAAAACTGAGTTAAAATATCCCATTTAGGATTTGACATATAGGTAGGAACTTTGGCTCTTTCTCTACCAGTTTGTAAAATAACTGAGTTAGTAAATCTTCCAGCACCCCTAACAACTTGACGATAAAAATTATCTTTTTGTTTAGCTCCTCTTTCTAACCATTTTAAACCTTCGCCAACATCAACACCAAGTTCAAACAATTCTGATTTTAGTTGATTGATTCTTCTTAGATTATCTTTTTTACCAGTAATAGCAACACTGTCTAATATACCTTTTAATCTAGATTTATCATCTACTGTTTTTAAAGATTGTCTAATCATGGCATCTTCATCTAAAACTTTGACACCCTGTTTTGACAAATTGTTAAGCTTTGTTAAATTGTCAAATATTAAATCTTTACCTGTTGAGAATGAAGCAAGTTGTACAGTTTTTGTCCAAGGTATTAAAAGGTTAAATCTAAAGAATCCTTTAGCCATTCGTTTAGTAAATTCATTTTGCAATCCTTCTCCAGCTAGTCTGTTTGTCACATCACCTATAGATTCATCAACACCTATCCAGACACCATTCATTTCTCTAACCAGTTGATTATCAGACATTTTATATTTGTCTTTTAGTATCTGTCCCATTTCTTTACCAAAAATAGACATACCGCCTTGTACACCTTTAAATGCTCCTTTAACAGCAGTAGACGGCTTTGCTTTGGCTAGAGGAATCATTGCCTCAGTTACCGAAGATAAAGTTGCTAATGGTAGATAAGCCATAGAGTTAGCAAGTTTTAAACCATCGTATAAACCCTGCATTGTTTCACCCCAATACTGAACATTACCAGTTACAGAATCAAACAATTCTAAAACTTTCTTTTCATCATTACCAGTAAACTTACCACCAGACTCTCTAACTTCTCTTCTAATTGGTTCAATGTATCGTTCTCTAAACTGGTCTTGTAAACTTTGTCGATAAAAAATTAAATCTCCTTCAGGTGTTTCACCAGTAACTTTTATAGGCTTACCTCTAGCTAAAAATTTCTTTTTAATTTCAATAGACCTTGCAGCATTTAACAAATAGTCTGCCGATACTTCAACAATATCGTTTGTCAAAAATTGTTCAAATTTGTTATCAGGCAAGTTTTGGAATATTCTTGATTGACCTAATAGGTTGGAGTGCGAAGCATAAAGTTCATTGCCTTTATCTATCATACCCTCAATAATCTCATCAATGTTTTTCTTTTGTCCAGCTGTAAGATTACCTTCTTTTAATAATAGCTGTTTAAACTCTCCAGTATTATCTTTGATAGCCTGTCTATTCCATGAACGAGGAAAAAAGGTTTCAACATAGTTAGGAGCCATGTTAGCTTTTTCAGCATGTTTATAAACAGAATCAAAAACCTTTTTAAGTTTTCTAGCAGAAGCTACAGCTTCCTTAGAAATTTCTTCACCATTTAAAAATATTTTACCTTGACTTTTTTCTGGTTTAGCACCTCTTAATATTCTTAAAACAGCTATCCCATCAACTTCGGCTATATCTCCTGTCTTTCTAATAGGTGCTAAAGCTGCATCTAAGCCTTGAATATAACCGCCTCTTCTATTGTCTAAATCTTCAGCAAAGCTATAACCTATCCTTCTTGTTGCTCTAGGACCAGCTATTTTCTTTTCAAAATCATCAACAAAAGTTTGCCCTAGTTTCTTAGCTGTTGGGGATACTTCAGCTATAGTATTTAAAATACTTGCTGCCGAACCTCCAACTTTAGCAAGTCCAGCATCAATAGCTTTTCTCACATTAAAACCTAAAAATACATCTGCCGCTTTTCTATATTCATCGTTGGAATATAGTCTAGCTAATCTACTATTATATAAAGCATTCTTCTGTGCCAAGTTACCAAACACACCACCTGTTACAGCTCCTAAAGCAGTAGAGCCTAATAGCTCACCATTAGAATACATTTTTCTTAATCCAGTATTTATTTCTGTGTTTTGTCTAAAATGATTATCAAGACCTGTCCAACTACCGCCAATCGCAGCTGAGGCTGCTGTAGCTTTACCTATTTGCTTAGCTGCAACATCTTTAAGTTTATTAGCTGCAACAGCTTTAGAACCTTGAAGGGCAACTGTAGCTAAACCTTGACGGGCTGCTAAAGATGTACCACCAGTAAACGGAGCTGCAAGAGCTGCAGCAATAGTAAAAGGGTCTGAAACCATATCAATAGCTCCATCTTTGATAAGTTCAGCATATTGTTTCATACTGCCCATATCAGCTTTGTCAAATGTTCTTCTTAGATAGGCATAGTCTTGTTTTTGTTGGTCAGTAAATTTACCACTTTGCATGGCTCTGGACATACCTGACACTAAGTTAAAATCTGAATCTCTTAAGTATTCAAAAATATCATCAGAGTTTTCACCAACAGATTCTAAAAATCTTTCAGCAATTTCTTGAAACTTTTCGTCTTGCTCAAGGTCATCGAGGGTATATTTTAATTTACCCATTGGACCTAATTCTTGTCTAAGAATATCTTTAATTTTAGCCATATTTACCCTTTAGCTGCGTTTAAAATTAATTGTGCTAAAGGACTCCAGAAATTGTCTTTTACATTTTCACTGGTAATAAGAGAGCCTCTTTTACGTTTTTCTCCGTAATAAGTACTGGTTATGTATGATACTCCTTCTTCTTTTTCTCTTTTCTTTAATTCGTCTTCAATCGCTTCTCTAAATGTATTTCTTTCAATCGCTGTTCTAGCGAAATCAATATCTTCTGGAATATTTAAGTTTCCTCTAATACCACGTTTACTTATATTGTATAAAGCATCTAACTCTTCACCACTAAGTTTTGATAAATCCATTTTTGGAATATACTCAAAAAAGTCAACATACTTAATTCCAGTAGCACCTTTTTTAACAATGCTTTCATAAATATTCTCAACTTCTTTTTCATCTTCTGGAATTCCAAAACGTTCAACAACTACTTGTTCTTTTCCTGAACTTACAGGTGTCAACTTCTCTATATCTACATCAGGATGAAACATACTGTTAATTTGATTTTGATATTCTAATTTTTGGTCTTCATTTAAATTTAAATCTTTATCTTCTAATAAACCTTGATAAAAATTTTTCATTTCTTCTTTTTTAAGTTCATTATTGTAAGGAAGCTTATTTACCTCTTGTAAGTATTCTGGTAAATCTTTTAAGTATTCATTTATTAAAGAGACGGATACATTTCTTTCTTGATTAGCTTTCTTACTTAAATCAAAACTTGTTAATGTGTTAGCATCTAGACGAGAAGCTGCTCCATTTTTTGCTTTATTTATTAGTACATCTTGTACAGCCAAATACTCAGCTTGACCATTAGATATACCCTTTATGTTTTTGTAAAATTCAGAAACTTCTAAAACTTCAACTGAGAAATTTCTAGAAATCTGATTGTCTTTACCAACTCTCATTTCATCCAAAACAGCATCAAGGTCTGGATTTTCAGTATTAATATAATTTAAAGTAGCATCATTTACTCTTTTATAATCTTCATCTTTATATTCAGGCTTTTCTTTTTGTTGAAAATTAGTTATTCCTAATTCAGATTTTCTAATTTGAATCTGTCCTTTATCATTTAATTGTTGAGTAACTAAATAATCTTTAGTAACATAACCATCTTCGGTTCTTTCAATAAAAGATTTTATTGTGGGATTACCTTCTTTCAAAGCCATGAAACCAATTTCATTACCTTCTGCTTCATAAGCTTCTTTTAACTTATCAAACATAGTAATAAAGTTTTCTGAGTTTTGATATTTTTTAAATCCTTGTTGAGCTACTTCCAACTCTTTAAACTCTTTAAATCTTTCATCAAATTCTGCTTGACCTTCAGCTTCAATGTCTTCTTTTGTCTTACCCGAAAATAAATTTTTCAAGCCTCTCATACCGAAATTAAAAAGATTTGTTGGTGTTCTTGATGAAACATATTCGTCCCATCTCTTATCTAATTCGGCTTGTGTTTGTGGCACATCAGCATATTCTTTTTGTAACTGTAACCACTGCTGGTTTTTATTAGTAGCCAGTCTTCTAGCTTCTTTATAAATATAAGCTTGGGCAGGACCAGTTAATTGATAGTTAGAATAAATACCACCTTCTCCCATTTGAGCAGTTAGATTGGTTCGATAAAAATTTTCCCAGAAAGCTAACGAATCACCACCATAGTTATCAGTAATGATTTTATTATATTCATTATAACCTTGCTGACCATTTAAAATATCATTCAATTTAATTTTTTTATAATTTTCTTTTTGTTCAAAAGCATTAAATTTTTCTTTGACCATGCTGCTTAGACCAGAAGTTACTAGCTTGGCAAGAGCCATTTTGCGGTCTTGTTTTTCTTTTCTCTTTCTTTCTTGTTCAAATGTTTTCTGTTGTTGTCCTAATAAAGACATACCAAATTCTACTGAAGACATTTTTTCATAATCTTGTGCCATTTTAACTCCTTTCTAATAATCCTTTTTGTTCTGGTTCTTGTCTAGCTAACAAACTTTCAGAAGGTTCAAATTCTTCAATCTTTTCTTCTACTGATTCTGGTAGTTCAACTTTTTCTAAACTTTCTCTTGTTATAGTTTCTTGCATAGATTGAGCAAGTCCAGAAGGCTTTCTTAACTTTTGTTTAATGATATCAGGTAAATCTTCTTCTTCTGTATCATCAATTTCAAACTCATCTTCTTCTAAATGCTCACCTTCATACAAGACATATTCAACACCTGACTTTTCAGCTAAAGCTATAATCACATACATGAGTGGTTCAGCTAAGATTAACATTAAATCAGGATTAAACAAACCATTTGAAAAACCTTTTCTCAATATCATATAGGCAATATCACTAACTGGAACACCTTTACTTACACTATCCATCACAGTGTAAAGTCTATCTTCTTCTAGTAACTCAGAAACAATATAATCTAAAGCTTCTTGGTGCTTAGTATATTTAGGTGACTGTTCCCATGGATAAGGATTATCTGGGTCATTTGTCAATGATTGACCGGGAATTGAAACTCCGGGATTTTCAGTAAACTGTTGTAAAACTTCTGGTTCAAATTCTTGTATGCTTTTCATATTTTCTCCTACCTACCAATGTTTGCTAAAGCTTGAGTATTTAATCCTGTATTATCAAATGCTCTACTTGCTTGGTCATAAAATGTTGCTAAACTTGTAGTGTAGCTATCTCCTTGTGTAAAGAAATTTTGAGCAGTTATACCTACACCTTCTTCTTCCCATGGATTAAAACCAATACTAGTGCTGTAGTCATCACCTGCTCCATAAATGTTTTCATCAATTTTATTTGATACCCATTTACTTGCATATTCGGTAGCTTTCTGTTCAGCAAAGTCTTGAACATTTTCCATTAGTTCACGAACTTTACTTTTACCTCCGGGTGCTGTCACTGTACCGGCTTTTAATGGGTCGTATTTGTATTTTGCTTCCATACCCTTTCCAGCTTCTAGATTTATTTCACCAGCTTTAAGTGTATCTACTGGAGTAAAGTTACCATTTAAATCAGCATTAAATTCGTTACCTAATATATCTGAATAGGTTCCTGTAGCTTCATTGTATCTAACTTGTCCAATAGGTTGATAAATCTCACCAGATAACTCTCCTGCTTCTAAAGATTTCATCTTTTCAACATTAAAACCTTTTTCATCGAAAGCTGGTTTGGTTGCTTCCTCTAAGAATTTATCAGTAAATGAAGTATCTACTTGAACTCCTGCTGCTTTTAATTGACTTGCAGTTGCTTGATATTTACTACTACCAAATAAGAAGTTATTGGTTGCAGAAAAACTTTTAGTGTATCCAGATTTTACAGCATTAGAAAAACCTTCTATTGGATTTGGCAATCCGGTAGCTTCAGCAATTCTAGTAAAACCTGTATCAATAAAGCTAGATACTCCTTTGATTATTTTACCAGCAGTAGCTCCAGCATGATATACACCTCTAGCAATACCACCTACAGCTTGAGCAAAAGCATTGGAACTACCCATCATAGAACTTGCCCAGTTGCCAAAACCTGTCCATGTGGCACTTAGTCCTCCAGCAGCACCGCCAACTAAACTTCCTATACCCGCCATGGCATAGGGCATCACCAGCATTAAGCCAATTTGACCAATTATCCCTGCCTTATTGATGGCTTTCATTACTTTACCACCAACTTTTTTAATACCTTTCCAAACTTTCTTTTGAACTTTAACAACTTTTTTAGCAACTTTTTTAATTCCTTTTGCTATCTTTTTAAATGTTTTCTTTAAAAATCCCATTCTATTTATTCTCCTTGTGCTGTACCAAATATACCATCTATCATATCTACTAAATCAGAATACTGACTATAATGTTTACCAAGTGCTGAAGCATTATCAATAGCTTGTTGAATTAAAGCATTCTTTCTATTTAGTTCATTTTCTTCATGTCTAAATTCTCTATCAGCATCATCCCTTAATTCTTGCCACATAAAACTTAAAGCAGCGGTATTCATATTATAAGCATTCATAGCATTCTGCATGTTGATTTGATTCTGTACAGCAGTATCTGCCATGTTTGCTTTTCTTCGCCATTCAACATTGGATTGCATAATTGCTTGTTGATTTGCGGTATTAAACTTATCTCTTTCAAAAGCCATCTGAGCATTAAACTGATTGGTTTGATTTATCATAGCAGCATTAGATTTTGCAATATCAATCTCATTAGCAATCTTTCTAGCTTCAGCTGCATTTCTTTGCTGAGCATTAAACTGTTCAATGTTATTAGCTTGTTGAGCATTAAACTGACTAATTTGAGCAGCTAAAGAAGTATTAAATTGATTGGTTTGATTCTCAGAACTAGCTCTAAATTGTCGAGCTGCGTTTTCTGATGCCTGATTACTTAACAATCTTTGTTGCTCTTGTTGTGACCTAAGCATATTAGCTTGTTGCTGATTTGACAAATTCGACATATCCATTTGTAAAAATGCTTGAGCATTCTGAACAGCTAGTCTTGTTCTTTGGTCAACAGTTGCTAAATCAAGTGAAGCCATAGCGGTAGCATTTTGCATAGCTGCTTGTTGTTCAGCATTAAAGTTAGATAGTGTAACAGTTTGCATAAATTTACTATTAGCTAATTCAACTTGCTGAGCATTGTTAAACTTAGCCATATCCATATTAGCTACCATGTTGGCATTTGCCATAGCTCTTTGTTGGTCAACATTAAGTTGTGCTAAGCCCATTTGTTGTGCTAACTCAGCATTCTTAACATTCATTGCCATTTGAGCATTTAAGTTGGCTAATTCAGTTTGTTGAGCTGCGTTTAAATTATCAGCACTTGCTTGGTTTAAAGCAGTCAAGTTTGCCAATCTCATTTGCTGGTCATTTGACAAGTTTGCTAAATTCATTTGCTGTTTAAATCCAGCATTTCTAGATAAAAAATCTGCAGCTAATTGCATCTCTGCTAATTGTTCTTGATTTTCTGCAGATTGATTAGCTCCTTGAACTTGTGCTTCTATTTGTAAATTAGCAAGATTCATCTGTTGCTCATTACCTAAATTTTGAGCATTAATAGCTTGTCGGTTCTGAGCATTTAAAACAGCAGCTTGTTGTTGATTATTTAAATTTTGTAATCTAACTTGTTGCTGTTGCTGAGCAGTTGTCATTACAGCTTCTTGTCTAAATTGACTTTGCATCACACCCATTTGCTGAGCAAACTGAGCTGTCTGTGAAGCTGCTTGTTGTCTATTAGCTAAGTTCTGCATCTTAAGCTGTTGAGCCTGTGTAGCTTCTTGTAAGTTAGCTTGTTGTTGATTACTTAAGTTTTGTGCAGCTCTAGTTTGTAAAGCTTGTGCATTAGATTGTGCCATAGGATAAGCACTCTGAATAATAGCATTAAATAAGGCATCTCTACCAACTGTCGAAGCTGTCATACCTCTTTGAGCCATTCTTTGATTAACAGCATCTACTGCTGGTCTAGCCCATAAAGGTATTTCACCATCTTCTAAACCACCTAAGAGTGATTCCATCTGTGAAGAAACTAAAGCTTCTTGTGGTAAGGCAGCAACAGCTGCTTGAACTTCTATTGGTTCATTGTCTATCTGTGCTTCAACAGTTGCTGGGTCTTCAACAATAGCTGCTGATATTTCTGGTGGTAAGTCAGCAGTCTCAGCAATCATTTGAGCAGCAGCACCTTTAGCAGCTGTACCTTTAACAACTCTTTGCTTAGCTGCTTCATATCCAACTTGTCCAACTATTTGAGCTGATTCAGCACTAGGAGCTGCTTCGCCTGTTAAGGCAGCACGAGTTTGAGCCTCTGCTTGAGGAGTGTCTGATATTTGAGCAGCTACAGCATCTACTTCAGGAACAAAAGCTCCTGAGGAAATAACTGCATCTATTGTCTGTGCTTTAGCAGCATTAGCGGCTTGTTCTGCTACTTTAGCAGCTTCTGCTGGTGTAGTTAATTTACTTAACTCTTCAACTTTAGCAATAGCCTCTGGTGATAATTCACCTAAAGCTGCTTCAACTTCTGGAGATTGTCTAACTAAAGATGGAGCATAAACCGAAGCTTTTAATTCTGGCTGTTGTGCTGCCCGTTGTACATCAGCTTCGCTTACTTTTTCAGTACCTATACCTTTAATAGTTTCAACATTTTGAATTCTTCTATCTTCTTCTATGCGTAAAGCTTCTAAATCTTCTCCTACAGGAACTTTTACTGCTTCAGGAATTTGTGGAGCCTGATATGTTCCAGCTAAAATATCTTCAGCTATTTGTCTTGCTGGTGCTGGTGTAGGTGCTTGTGTTGGTGTTGTGGTATCATCGCCACCGCCATTATCGCCACCACCATTATCGCCACCGCCATTATCGCCACCGCCATTATCGCCACCGCCATTATCGCCACCTATATCCTCTTGGTCTCTTCGTGGTTGACCATTTTCACCAAGATACCAGCCATCAGCTTTCGCAGCTGCTTCGCTTTCGTAGCCTAATCTTCGCCACCATTCTTGACCTTCTTTTTCTGGAGGTCTAAATTGTGGACGACCTTTTTCATCAAGATACCAACCAGCGTCTCTAGCTTCTTCTGGAGAAGTAAAGCCCAATCTTTGCCACCATAAATCTTTATCGGGGTCAAAGCCTCCTCCATCAGGGGGTGTAGGTGGAGGTGCTGGTGTAGGCACAGGACCAGTTGTAGGTTCTGGAGTTGACTCTGGTGGAAACTTAGGAGGAAATTGTATATCTGGGTCCAATTCTTTATTAGTGGTCATGTATTGAGAAGGCACTTGAAATAGCTTATCTCCAGCTCGACCTGAAGTTTTATCGGCAACTGCATTAACTCCTCTACGAGATAATTCTGCTCCTATTTTATATTTTTCTTCTTCTGGTAATTTATTAAAATCTTCAACATAGTAAGGGTCTTTACCACCAACTATACTGCCTTGCTGAAATCCTTTACGAATAGTATTCATTATTTTTCTTAAATTACTTTTTCTTTTTCTTGCCATTTTTCCTTCTCTTTAAATTTTTTAATACCTTACCTTCCGGCACTCCTAGTGCTATGAAGACTGCTATTCCTTTACCTTTGTGCATTCTTATTATACATCATTTCAAAGATTTTGTCAATCTTTTCTTCAAGCTTTTCAAACCTTTCAAGTATTAAATCCATTTCAGTTCTAACTTCTGGTTTAGTTACATAGTGCTTAGCAATCTCCTCTCGAGTCTTATTAAGCAATATGTCTTGTCTTTTTATTTCAGCACTATTGTTTCTAATCCCATACATCAATGGAGCTAGTACCAAAGTTATAAAAATGTTCCAAAACAAGTATGGGGTTAATTCCATGTTAGCTTCCTATAACTCTACTAACTGATGTTGGTGTAACTTTCTCTGCTATCTGAGCATCAATACCATCTTTGTAAGCTTGTACTTGGTCAGCTCCTATAGCTGCTTCAACCCAAGCTTGAACATCAGATACTGTTAAGTCTGCAAAGCTTGTGAAGTCTGCTAGGTCAGAGACATCAAGCCCTACTGAACCATAAACACCTGCTGAAACAGGGTTGCCGTCTGCATCATTATTAGCATTATCTTCACCAGATAATCTCCAGTGAACATTATAAACTACGTCAGACTCAGTGTTGGCTGGGTCTTGACTGTCTGTGTGGCTGGGATAAGTGTCCACATTCTTTACATCCCATTCATATGATATAGCCATTTTAGTTTTCTCCTTTATCCTTGTTCTTTATTCAATATCATCATGTACACTTGCTTTGTATGCTTCTTTTACTTGTTCTGTCCATTTAGTATTACAGATAGCTTGAACCTCTGCATCTTCACCTGAAATATCAGTATCTTGCCAAACACCTTCGCTATCTTTAAAACAAGGTTGAACGACATGACGATGAAAAGACCTTGACAATTCCTGTCCATCATCAGTGATAACAGTTGCCTGTCTTACTTGAATAGAACCTTTTTCAAGAACTTCTATTTTATCTATTATTATATTTTTTTCTAAAGCCATTTTTTTTCTCCTATAAATATTAATTATACTTTATTATGCAACTTCATAGTAACCACCACCATAAATAGATTTTGCACTTACATTATTATTATTTACTGCAGTACCATCAAATCTATGTGCTGTTATGGTTGTTGTGCCACTACTTGCTATAAATCTCAACTCTTGTCCACTATTACTATAACCAACAGTCCAACCACCTCTATTAGCATTGGCTCTATTTTGTCCACTATCGTGGTTTTTAACAGTGAAAGGTAAGTTGTTTATTTGGACAGGATTGGTGTCTGAAGTTGTAGGAAACTGTAGATAGAAAGTTACCCAAACTCTGTTGCCAACTTTTGTATAATGCCCACCTGCACCTGTTGGAGTAACATTTGGACAAGTTGGTGTCCATTCGCCTTCTTCATAATCATCAAGTGCATTGGCTGCTGCTGTATCGCCATTGAAAGTAAGACCACCAGTAGACAATATCCTCATGCGTTCTGCGTTGTTTACTCCAACAATGAGGTTATCTGTATTGTGGTCGTAATTTAAAAAACCTCTTGCCAAATCAGCTTGGTCGCCAAAGAAAAATCGGCTTAAAGATGTGTTTGTTCCCGCCTTTATTTGTAAAGTAGCTGTGGCACTACTTGAAACTACAAGCTGATAGTCAGGGTCTGACTCACCAATACCTAAACCTGTTGAGGTTATTCGCATAACTTCTGCTTCTGCTGCACCAAATCTTAAAGCATCAGCAACATGATTGTATGTTACAAAGCCTTGATAATCGGTTGTTGTATTTGTATCGGTAAAATGCAAAGCTGAGGAATTACCACTACCTGCATAAATAGACATGATTTCAGAACCAGAGCCATCACCAACAACCAATCTATTTTGTGGGGAGGTGTTGCCGATACCTACGTTGCCTGAAGAGTTGATTCTCATGCGTTCTGTTGGATTATTAAGTCCATCTGCTGTTGAAAAACTTAACACACCATCTTTTTGTGCTGATGCACTATCGGAAGTAAATGCACTTATAAAAGCAGTTTCATAAGCTGTACCATTTGAATTTTCAGTAATAAAATTAATCTTAGAGCCTAGCCCTGCTGCTGCAGTTCCTGATGTTCTTGTGAAAATTGACAAAACATTACCAACAGAGTTTGTGTCTGTTGTTGTTTTATCTATTGTAATCATGCTTCCAGTAGTTGTAGCATTTACCACTAAAGGTGTTGAAGGACTATCTGTCCCAATACCTACGTTGCCTGTGTCTGTAATACGCATTTTCTCAAAACAAGTACCCCCAGCAAGTGCAGTAGAAAAAGTTAAATCAGTACCAGCACCAGTTCCATCCATTACTGGTGCAATAGCTGCACCTAAAGTGCTACCATTAGAGTTGGCTTTAGCAAAACCAAGCACTCCATAATAATTGCCATCTGTGTATGAGCCTGATTGATGGCTTAAAACAATAGAATCGCTTACTGATGTTAATGTAGCATCATCGCTAGTATTTTTTACATGAAGTGTGCCTGAAGGACTAGTTGTACCGATACCTAAACCTGTTGAGGTTAGTCGCATACCTTCTTCTTCTGCTGCACCAAATCTTAAAGCTTCATCAAGGTGGCTATATGTTACAAAGCCTTGAAAATCGGTTGTTGTATTTGTATCGGTAAAATGCAAAGCTGAGGAATTAGCATTACCTGCATAAATAGACATGATTTCAGAACCTGAACCATCACCAACAACCAATCTTCTTTGTGGGGAGGTGTTGCCAATACCTACGTTGCCATTTGCTTTTATTCTAAATCTTTCTGGTAATGTTCCAGCATTTCTATTAATGAAAACCCAATCAGCATCTTCACTTGCTGCAGTTGTATCGGTAATTTCCATTTTAAAAATACCCATACTGGTTTCAGTACCACTTGCATTATTACCTTTTATTAGGAGACCTCCTATACTATCTGAAGCTGCTGGTGAAGCAGAATCTCTAAACAAGGTTAAGTATGGACCAGCATCTGCAGTTGCATCTGTAGAAACCAAACGACTAGCAACTCTACTAGATGTATTTATCTCTAGTATTTCTGAAGGACTATCTGTCCCAATCCCTACGTTGCCTGATTCATCAATTCTTAATTTTTCAGTTGTGCTTCCAGCAGTAGATGTAAAGAATCTTAATATTCCATCTTCAGTACCACCTGTAACGTCAGCTATCTCAGCAGAAATAATGGCATAATTGGTAATTGCTCCACCATCATCTTCACCTCTAAAGTTAATTTGACCAACATCATCTCCGTCTGCTGGTGATGCTGAATTTCTATATAGTTCTAATGTAGGAGCAGCAGAAGCTCCTGCATCTTGTGATTCAAGTCTTATAGCAGAACCTACCACATGAAGTTCTTTTTGAGGACTTGCAGTCCCTATACCAACTCTATTGTTGCTTGAATCAACTTTAAGGGTTGAAGTATCTACTGTTAGATCA